CCCTACTAGAGCATTTCACGATGCAATTGCTAAAACCTATGAATCCATGGAACGGAACGATTTAGATGACCCCGATGACACTGATGCTATTACGGCATTGCTACGAACTAAAAAGCCTGATACCCCTAAAGCATCCGCTGCTAAAAACTACTTCTCTAAGATGGCTCGTCAAGTTGATAACTTAATAAACATATCTTTTGACATTGCATATAACACACCTAAGTTTAAAACTGCAACTGCTATTAATAAAGAAGGGGTTGAAGTTAGAACTGAAACTTATTTAGAAGGCCAATTTTTCTCAGGTATGAGTGGGCCTAATGCACGTCTTGCTTTTAAATGGGTTTCAGAAAATTTAAGTACTAATGCAAAAGAAAAACTTGACGAGTATATTGAGTACTATAAGGACATAAAAAAGATAGCTACAGATAAGTTTATTGCTGAGTTGTTCTTACAACCTTCATTAGGCCAAGACGAAACAATCCTTGAGTACGAAGAAGCACAGAATAAAGAATATGAAGAAGTAATGCGTAAGCAGTTAAAGCTAGAATCAGATGCTGTTTATAGACTAGGGTTACCATTGCACCCAGCTATTCAAGGTATGTTAAAAGAAGGTAATCTTGTCGGTGCATTAAACTCAATATCTGCAAGTACTGACGGTGCACAATCTCGTATTGCCAAATTGTTAGCTGGTGCTATCGGTAGTACTAAAGTTGAGATTGTTAAAAACTTACAAGATGAAAATGGTAATCCAGTTCCAGGTTTATATGACCCAGCAACTAATACTATTAAGCTAGATTCTGTTGATGGAATGCGTCTTCACGTCTTAGGACACGAGGTAGTACATGCTGCTACATCACATGTTTTAGCAAACAAATCACACCCTGCTACTAAACAACTTACTAAGTTATTTGAAGAAGTTAAACCTCTACTAGATACTGCGTACGGCGCAACATCTCTTGACGAATTTGTAGCTGAAGCATTTAGTAACCCTGAGTTTCAAGCTAAGTTACAAGCAATTATTCCTACTGGTTCTACATCTGCATGGGAGCGTTTTACTAATACTGTTGTAAACTTTGCACGTAACTTACTAGGTCTAGGCCCTAAATCTGTAGGCTCTGCATTTGACCAAGCTGATAAAATTATTTCCGCTATGTTATCTACTGCACCAGAAACTCGTAATGCTGGAGCTCTCTATGCTGCATCTGCTCTCGGCAAAGGTAAAGAGATACTAGACAACATGGGAGTTATGGCGGCTAAATTACCCGGACTCAATGAAGAAAAAATAGATCAGTTTCATGAGTTCTTTTCAGGTACTGCATACGGGGCACTTAAAACTGTAGTTCGTGCATCATTACCTTTAAATGCCTTAGCCGAAATAGCTAAAAAATATATCCCTATGGCTACTAAATTAGATGAACTAATCCAAAAACGTTCGGGTTCTGAAAATGCACGGTTCCAAAAACTAGAAGTAAACGTGGCACAAGCAGAGCAATGGGCTAAAACAAACCCTGATTTAATGTCTACTTTAGATAACGTTGTATACACTTCCACCTTAAATGAAGTTGACCCCTCTAAACTTAGAAGCACTTATGCTAAAGATAAAGAGCAACTAGCAACATGGGATGCAATGCAAGCTGATTGGAAAGCTTTAGGAAAAGATGGGCAAGCCATATACACTATGATGCGTAATACCTATGCAGAAATGTATGGTGAAATTTGGAAAGTATTAAAAAACCGCATTGACGAAACTTTAACCGATGAAAATGCGGCTACAGCACTTAAAAATGAAGTTTACATAAAGCTATTTAAGAGCGGTAAAATTGATCCGTTTTTCCCATTAACTCGTAGTGGTAGATACAAATTGTTTTATAATGCTTTTGATCCTAACACCAATACTACAAAACCATATGTGGAACAATTTGAATCTAGCCGTGAGCGTGACCGCGCAACTAAAGAAATAACAGAAACAATTTTAGCAGATAACGAAGCTAAAAGTGAAGACAGAAGATTAACACCTGAAGAAGCATTAAAACTTGCGGGTATTCAATTTGTAAATAGCATATTGCGTACTATGGAAATTAATAAAGTAGATGCTAAAGTTACTGAAGAAGTTATGCGTCTGTTTTTAAATACTCTTCCAGAAACATCGTTTGCACAAGGGTTCCGTAGACGTAAAGGTACATTAGGTTTTAAACGTGACTCTATTGGTGCTATGCGTGAACGCGCTTTTAGTATGTCTCGTCAACTATCTAACATTGAATATGGTGCCAAGTTCTCTAAATTATCTTCCGATATTGATGAATATGTAATAGCACATGGTAGTGATGAAACTGCGGTTGAGTTTAGAGATGAACTTAGAAAACGTATTGACTTTGCTATTAGCCCTAACATTCCACAATGGTCTAAGATTGCTACCTCGCTTGGATTTAATATGACTTTAGGACTTAACGTATCCTCTGCATTAGTCAACATGTCTCAAATTCCGCTAGTAATATTACCTTGGCTAGGTGGTAAATACGGCTACTCCGAAACTACTAAGGCTATAGGTGAAGCAGGTCGCTTGTATAAACTTAGTGGGCTAAGTCGTAATAAAGAAGCTTATGTTGAAATAGAAGTTGACGGTAAAAAAGTAAAAAAAGTAAAAACCACTGCGGCACCTTCTATTGATAACTTTGACTTTGATGACCCTGACGTACCTAAAGAAGCTAAAGAATTAAAACCTTTGATAGAGATGGCTAGGGAATACGGTCAACTTAACCGTTCACAAATCTATGATGTGCTAGATGTAGATGAGAGTGGCTCCCTCATGACAAAAGTAAATGCTGTTACTGGCTGGTTATTTCATCACGGCGAACGTATGAACCGCCAAATAACTTTAGTAGCTACATATAAACTAGAGCTTGCACGATTAAATTCTAATAAAGCTACTGCAGATGAAAAGAAATTAACTGATGAACAAAAACAACAAGCTGCTGCTAAAGAGGCTTTATATGTAACCGAACTTACCAACGGTGGAACTGCTGCAGCTGCTGGCCCCCGTATCGCTCAATCCGGCATAGGCAAAGTTATGTTTATGTTCAAACGTTATGGCGTGTCTATGTACTACATGCAATTTAAGATGGCTAGAGAAGCATTAAAAAGTGCAGACCCTGAGGTTCGTAGAGCAGCTTGGCGTCAAATTGCAGGTATACATGCGTCCGCTGGTTTGATGTCAGGTGTACGGGGTATGCCGGCAGTGGGTTTTATTGCTATGATTTATAACTTATTTAAAGATGACGACGATGATGACTTTGATGCAGCAGCGCGTAAATGGATGGGCGAAACCGCATTTTCTGGTGGTATAAATGCTGTTACAGGTTTAGACATCGCATCTCGTATTCGTATGACTGACTTAATATTCCGTGACAATAGTTATAACCGTGACCAAACACCTATTCAAGCTATGACAGAACAACTAGGTGGCCCAGTTCTTGGTGTAGCTAACCGTATGTTTAGAGGTTATGGTTTAATCAGTGAGGGTAATGTTGAACGTGGCCTAGAACAAATGATGCCATCTGCAATTGGTAACGCCATGAAATCTATTCGCTATGCAACTGAAGGTACTAAAACTTTACGTGGTGACCCTATTACTGGTGAGATTAGTCCTTGGAATGCTGGTGCTCAAGCTTTTGGTTTTGCTCCTGCCGAATACACTCGCCAACTAGAAATTAATGCTAAAGAAAAGAATGCGAATAAAGATGCGGATGAGGAAAAAACTAAGTTACTACGTAAATTTTATATAGCTACTAGGGAAGGTGATTCCGGTGAAAAAGAAGCCTTACTAGAAGAAATGCGTAAGTTTTCTAAAAAACATCCCGGTGCAGCTATCACTGGAGAAACTGTTCTAAGCTCTATGCGTCAACATATGACTACAACCGCTAATATGTACCACGGGGTTTTATTCAGTAAAGGTATGCGATCTGAGTTATTAAAAGACGCTGCCGAATATGACGGTGAATCTGAGGACGAAGAAGAATAAAAGAAAAGCCCCACCGAAGTGGGGCCCAAGGAGAATCCCGCGGAGAACGAGATGACACTATCAATGTCCTGAGCAGTGTATCACAAAACTCGCCAAAAGCGAACCCCCCATAACTTATTTTCTATTCTATGTCTGTATTCTATAGTCCATAAGTTACGCAATGCTATTAGTTTTACTTGCGTTATTAGCTCTGCCGTGTCGACTGCTGGAACAAATACCGAACTACCTATAGTAAATTTGTCCCAGTCAACTATAATCCGTACTTCATCAGGGGCTAAATCAGTCTGAAGTATTTTGTTTTTCACGGATCGCTGCACCAGCGGCGATGACTTGTTCTGTTTCTTCATTCATAAACTCCGAGCAATCAATTACTAATACAGGGACCGCAGGTAAATTCATGTTAGTGCCTTTACCCATGCGTTGCTTACCACCCTCAGCTTTAGTGCGACCTACTTTAAGCCCGTCAACAAATCCTGAGTAGTTAATCTGTTGTTTGCCACACCATTCTTTTAGCGGTTTAGGTAATATGTACAAACGCTTAACATCATATTCGTATCGTGCAACTAAACCGAGTCTTGGTAACGCATCAGGAGTAATCAAGTGGTCAAGACCTGTAGCCCCTTTACGTGAGTCATCAGTACTCTTAATACGTAAGATATTGTTATAGTTCTCAGCCAAGAAGTCGGTCAAGATACTTTCTACATCCCCACCCATTTCGGTAACGTTATCTTTATTGTGTTTCATCAAGTCAACAATCCAAGTAGATACAGGTGCAGTATCGTACCCGAGTAGCCCTGCTTTTTTAGCGGTCATCAAACCTACAATACCTAATGTTGCAAGCACCGACCAAAAACGATTCTCTTGCGCTAACCCAGCTGCGGTATCCACACGCACTTGTACCGATTTGGTTAAAGCACGGATAGACACTAAGTTTCTAATTACATATTGTATATATGGTATAGCTGCATGCCCAAAGTTCGCTTTTAGATTCTCACTGAAAATATCAGTTTCTTCTTTGCTTGCAAAGTGTACTGCCTTAGTGCGGTACTCTAAGATGCGTTGTGCTTCTGCCTTAGGTAGTGCTTTATATAGGGCAATACGCTCAAGCATACTTGTATTGCCTGTTGTTGCCGAAATTAATTTCCACGGTTCTCCGCGAGTACGTTCTACGTTACCTTTGTTGCTCATACGATTACGTTGCTGTCCACTAGGTACTTGGTATGCAAAATCGCTTAAATCTTTGGGTAGGGTATTAGTCATCTCGTCACAAAATAACGGCAGATTTTTATACACTTCGGCACGGTTCATCTTAGAGTTATAGGTGTCGCGTTCTTGTAGTACCAATGTATCAGGGTTACCCCAAACAGAAGCCCCTGCAAACATTGCTGTTGTTTTACCCAAGCCGCTGTCTTTACTATGTACGTGGAATATAGCCCCGTTAATAGCTGGAAATAACTCCATTAGTATAGAGCCGAAACCTAAGCCCACTACAAACTGATGCACTTCAAACCCTGGGCGATTATAAAAGTTAAGTGTTTCTTTCCATTTATCAAATGTACCACTCGGTTTAAACATAGGGAATAACCCTGCTGTTGCACTTGACGGAGGATTTACTTTTACTTCATCTGCAAATATCTCCATGTTACCGAGAATAAACGATGTCATATTTTTATCAGTCCAACCAAATTGTTTTCGTGCCTCATTGGCGGCTGTCTTAGCTTGTAATTCATTAAACCATTGCGTTAAATAAACCATAATTTCATCTACCTTTATAATTGCTATGCCGTTAAACGCCATGTACTTCCTAAGTTCTTCCTTAGATGTCATAGCCGCTAGGGGCACAGTAAATTCTTTAACACCTTCATGTGGGAGGTGCAACCTTAGTACTACTGACATACCTACATCAGAGTCGTTAATAACACTTATCATATATAAATCATTGTGGTAGACAGGAACTTCTATTGGTTCACCATCTTCACCTTTAAATCGTTTGAATACACCGCCACCCTTACCCCTAAAATATGGAGGTGGGAACTTGGGTATCACATATTGTTGCACCTGTTCAATTGCTATATCCGCAGGTTTACTTAAGACTATATTATCTTCTTCTGTAGCTTCTGCTACTTCACGCCCCAACGCAATAGGGGATTTTATTTTTCCCCAATGCTGACACCCTGTACAAACTCCTGGCCTATATTCATTAAACCGTTCACACAAATAGGGCCCTTTAATACGGGCTACTTTGTCTTCTGTTGCATCATAGCTATACCCTGAGTATTTACTTGATATCTTATGGATTGACTTATCTCTGTCTACGCAAAATGCCGCAATAGATAAAGCCGCCCTCCATTGAGGTTCCGATATATGTTCTTGGTCTGCATACGCATGGGCTAACTGTGCACAGCCTTTACCTTCAGCAGTCTTAATCATAATCGTGCGGAACTTGCTAGTATAACTACCTGACAAGGCTTGCATTACCGCATTCATATCACTAGGAACAAATGACTTGCGTGATGGTACAAAAGTATTTTCACCTAGTAAGTCTTTAAAGTCCTCGAATGAAATAGGTACTGCAGGGTCACCAATAATCCCAACTTTGTTAGGTACTTCGTCTTTATAGTTATGGGTGTTTGGAATACGCAATACCCTAGCCGAATCGGCTGTGACTACTGGGTCTGCTACAAAGCTGTACTCTGCACATAACTGTTTTAAGTGTTCGGCTATAGGTGTCCAGTCATCTCTACTTACTGCCTCGGTTAAAGGCCAATATGCATGAATACCACGCCCTGAATCAATAATAGTGGGTCTAGGTAGTTTTGCTACCTTACAAAAATTTCGTAATGCTGACAACGCATCAGGTTTTGCGGGATAGTCTTTACCCTCACCACAATCTAGGTCTAAGAAAAAGGATTTTAATTCCAGTACATTGTACGCCTTGCGAGTACCCGCTTCTTCAAACGTCCCCAGTGCAAAATAGGTATCATACCCTTCTGCATCTAAGTTGCTCGCTGCGCTTATCACGGCATCAATAGAATCATAGAATTTCTGTACCTTTTTATCATCGGATTTTCTAGACCCAAAGACACAGTAATGTCCGTTACTCCCTAACACCGATTCTAAAAATATTTTAGTATCCATAGTTGCCTCATCCACAAAGAAAAGAAACCAGCGACGGGAGCATTGTGGGATGCCCGTTCAGTCCGTCAACCTAGTCGCTGTTTAACCTATATCAGGTTACCTATTAATCATTCGTCATCCCAATCGCTGATAACCACACCTAAATCTTCTACAGTGCTAGTCGGGGCAGCGGTTGTTTTCTTGACTACAACTTTCGGTTCTTCTATTTCTGCTTCTACTACTTCTACTACAGGCGTAGCTTTTTGGGCTACTATACTTGCCGAGGCTGGGGCAAATTCTTCTTTACTACTCTTGTTACCTGCGTCAAATTGAGACACGTTTAAGGTGATTGCACGGATAGTATCTGCATGATTCTTCATCTCTACACATGCTTGTATTTCAGGCGTAGTCAATGCACGTGAATGATTGAACGTTACCTTAGGTGTAGGGCTATTAATATCTAGACGCATCTCAGTCACAATACTCATAGCGTGTGTGTTATGTGCTTTTAAGTGGCGACCATATGCTTGTAAAGGCCATTTACCTCGCTCACCATCACCAAATATTGACGTAGATGGTAATGTAAGTTGGTATACTTCCCCTCTATCTAGTTCTCCCTCTAGCATAATAGCGATACGTTGCTGGAATCGGCAAGCGCGGCTTTCACCTTGACCTGAACCCTTAATATTTTGGGAACAATCCATACATCTGTTAGCTTGACGTGTTTCTGCTGGTACTGCGGCATCAGGTTTTTGTGTATCAGAAGACCAGCAAATTGGTTTTGCTACTTCACCTTCTTTGTATGCAGGGAACAACATACGATTTAATGGTGCAGCATCAATGATAACCGCATTGAGTGTACGTTCTTCTTTTACTTTAACTTCTTTACCGTTAATATAAGTACGCCAAGCGTTACCTTTCATAGAAATACGGCGGTTTGTTACACCAGTAGAACCTGATAGTGTACTGGATAAACCGTCTTCTATTCCGTTTAATAGGGCTAATGCTGACGGGTCTTGATTACCAAATAATGTTAATTGTGACATGATAGTTCTCCTTAATTGTCTTCATCTAAATTAGTACCAAAATCTAGTTCTAATTGCACTGGTGCTACTTCTATATCTTCGTCTGATTCGACTTCATCAGCTTCTCGTGGTGTGCCTGTTAATGCTGCATTTACTGCCTGAATGTTAAATCTGTATGTCGCACCTATCTTAATATAAGTATCTTTAGGGATAATCTCTTGTCGTATCCATGCACGAACAGTTGAGACCGATACTGCAAAATACTTTGCCACATTTTCAATGGCTACATAGGGTGATTCCATTATTTTCTCCTAACTGTTATTGAATATTCTTTGTCCACGTTTAAGCCGGGCGGTAGTAAATCAGGGTTCTCTTCCAAAAATTGTTTCATGTTTGATTGATGGATACGCTTATCTAATAAATCAGTGGCACCATGCTCCACAATAAACTTACCCATAGATTCCCAATCACTTGTCCAATAACTCTGACGTGTGGACTTATAAAACAAACCTTCTGAAGTGCGGACACTATCGTTACCTGAGTCTTTGCAGTAATCAAGTAATGCTCGTTTCACAAGATCCATTTGAGATTTAATTGCACCTTCCTTCTCTTTGTACTCCGCGGCAATCTCGTCCCGCTTAGCTTTCATCTTCAGATAAACTCTGACTAGCTTGGAAAGGTCTACATCATTTACTACTTTTTCTTCACTCATAGCTTTCTCCATTGGCTGTAAGAAAAGTTACTATACTACCTAATCTTAACTTACGCAAGTATTTCTTTGTAAAGGTCTACAAGTTTTGTGTGGACGTCTAGTTTATTATCTAACATGTTATAGACGTGTTTTTCCACACTAGAACCTTGTAATTTAACTACTGTACATGGGTGATGTTGTCCTGAACGGTGTACCCGTGCATTTGCTTGGGCATACGTTTCTAAAGAGGATGTTGGGCCCCACCATACAACGGTGTTAGCGGCAGTAAGTGTTACACCATGCGCCGCGGCTTGAGGCTGAATTATCAATACTCTAGGATTGGGGGTAGTCTGGAACGCATTGAATATTTCCGTGCGTTTATTTACAGGTACATCTCCATTTATAATTTCTGCCGTAATGCCATCTTGGTGTAGCTTAGCAGTTAGAATTTGAATTACATGCTTGAACGGTACGAATACTAATACCTTTTGACTCGACTCCTCTATAACTTCTTTTAGTACAGAGTATCGGTTACCAATATCAAACTCTAATGTTTCCCCTGAATCAGAATATACTGCACCACAAGATATCTGTAATAGCTTACTCATGTTGACTGCGGCATTGGCTGAGGTAATTTCTTCGCCCCCTGCCTGTATAATCATACGACTCTTTAACAGATTATAATACTTTACTTGTTGCTTGGTCAACTCTACTACTCGGGTTGTATATGTAAGTTCAGGTAAATCTAGACACTCATCCTTTGTAAACCTGATGGCTGGCTGTAAGGCGTTATGTACTATAGCCGTTGCATTGTCCTTGGGTATCCACTTGAACTGGTTAATTTTATACATCACCATGTCACGGAACGCAGTATGAAATTTGGGTACTTGGGTCGGGTTGACTAACTTAGCTAAGCCAAACGCATCAAGGGGGGACTGTGCCGCAGGAGTACCAGTCATCATCCATAGCCAAGTATCAGGTTGGAGGATTCGGTTTAGTGTTTTCCATCTAGTAGTCTGTACATTTTTGTAGGCGTTAGCTTCATCAACAATAATTAAGTCAAACCCACCTTCAGTAATTTCTTTTTCTACGATCCCAATGCCATCATAGTTAATGATAATGAACTCCGCATCACTGTGTATTATGTCCTTACGCTTGTTAGCTGCCCCATATGCTATATCAACTGAGCGATGCATAGCGAACTTAAATAAATCAGCCCTCCATGCAGAATCCATAATAGACAAGGGGCATATAATAAGTACACGCTTGATTTGTTTTTGGGTAAGTAAATAGTCTGCCGCCCATATCGCACTACCTGTTTTACCTGTGCCTTGTTCGTTTAGACAGAATGCTCTACGATTCATAGTCAAGAATGCAGCGGTTGTACGCTGATGGTCAAATGGTTTGTAATACCCAGGCCAGTCATATCGACCTAATATAGGGCTAGGTACATCCTTTAACTTAAGATTTTTTAAGACCTGTGCCTCATCAATACCCCAATTGACTAACACTTGGTTGTCATTGATAGCTTTACTTTTAGGTATTACTGTTGTAATACGGTTAGGGTTACGCAACGTTAACAATAACGCTTTGTTTTGTACAATCTCCATTGTTTTCTCCGATGCAATATAGACTGAATACGGTGTGCACTCAGCCTACATGGTTTACTAACTATAACTTCTATTACTTGCCGTTACGACTACGATTCTTACTCGGACTTTGCAATCTTAAATTACTCTTGGCATTGGTGCCGCCTTTGCTTAACATTACCTTATGGTCAATGT